CTTTCGAGACGATTGTAGAGAGAGTACCAGTCGGCTGGGCAGGACGGAATTTTGTCCTGGTGAGCCGGTCGCACCGATATGCCACCGAAGTAGTCCCCTCCGCAAGACTCACGGAAGGGGCCATTCGCAAAGCTTTTTTCCTTGTTAGGGATAAAGCCAAGGCATACGAGAGCCTCCGTAACTGCTTGTGCCATTTCGGCAGGACAGATGATATCGTCCCCGTAGACAGAGAAGTTGTATCTTGGAATCAGCGTGACTCCAAGCTCCTCTGCTACATGAAGGCAAACAGCTGCGAACACGGCGGTCTCAAGTTCAAATGTAGCACCGTTCCCCATACTGCTGAATTTCTCCAGCGTTACGACCTTCCCTTCACCCTTACGGGCGGGGAAAATCGTGTAGGGGCTGCGTGCTGCATCGAGCTCAGTGAACCAGTCGTGAGGCGATACAGCCTTTATTAGCTGATACGCCTGAGTGTCACTAGCCATAGTCTGATCCAGCGTAGCAATGTCGTCATCAATTGAGGCTTTCGCCGCAAGCGATTTATGCACTTCTTGAGAATCAACTTCAAGGAGGTGATGAAGACGAAGCCTGCTACGTATTGCGCCACCGAGACCCAACTGGTAATACAAATTAAATGTTGGCTCAATGGCAATTGCGCGATCAGTGGTCCCGTTCTTGCGAACAAGAGAAAACCGATTTCCCCGTACCACATGGGGGTCACAGTCGTACTTCTCACGCAACTGGTGCTGGCCTAGAAACTTAGACGGGAATGTTGGGTCATAGTGTGTGAAAGCACCGTGACACCAAGCAGTCTCCGCCCAGTCTGAGAGAAAAGGCCAAGCATTAACAGTCAAGGACGGCTTATTACTAAACTTATTAGGGAGAAGCCTTAGAACCCCTTTATGCTCGTACGTACTACCATTTCCGTGTTTCTGGTTAAGAAACTTCGGCACCCTTCGTCCTAGTAATTCATGCATCTTTTTCCTTGTGCCCCGGATTAAACCGGTAAGCGTGGACTCCTCGGAAGAGGAGAGAGCATTCATTATGCGGATATTCGTTGCATAGCAGTGTTTCTCTGCGCGCAACCAACTATCAACTGCAGCTTGCGCCTTATTGATAGAGGTGGGTAGATCCTCAACTTTCCGTAGAAATCCGGTACTCTGGACATCACGGTAATACTGATGGGGATCCAAATAGTGTTTTGGATCAGTGCTCCTTTGAGCTAGCTGATCCCACTCGCCATATCTGGTTAAAATCGCACTTCCCAGACTTACGGGTGTGTCGAGGGCTTCGAAAAGATCGAGAGCCACCTGTTGCAGTTGATGCATACAAGCTCCTTCAAAAAGCTAGGCCCCTGTTAAAGGACCAGGCGTGCCAGCAGACATGTAACTTCCGCCAGCAACACGGTAACGACCACGTCGAAATACCTGAACGAGATCATTGGGGAGCATAACCCGTTTTCAGGACACTCTGGATAAGAGTGCTCTTGAGCAGGTTAGCCGCTTGCGCGGCGAGCTCTTGTGTGGTAGTGTCAGCAGCATCGACACGCACCACGGCCGTGAACTTGAAGGTTTCTCGCAGCCGCGTGGAGACGATGCCCGTCGTAGTGTCGGTAAAGACCTCCGGAATGGAGATCACACCGTCAACGAGACGAGCAAGTTTATCCTTCGACGACTTTGAGGTCACTTGCATCGTGGGACGATTTCCAGCAACAGTCCCGACGGCTTCGCAGCGCCAAGAAGCAGGCGTTGAGTCGCCACCAGATGGTGCGAGAGCAGTAAATACGATGTCAGTGGTTCCATCAGCTTTCTTGATGGTGATATCAGCCATTGTTGGCATGTTAAACCTTTCGGTGTTGGGTTAATGGGTAAGCGCCCGTTAAAAGGCGTGCCTCTTGTGCAAGCTGCTCATTAGTTGGTTCAAGAGCAGCGATATAGCAGTGAAGCCGCGTGTTGCAGACACCTTTTCGGGTACTGCGAAACGTTGAAACTTCATCGTTATAGGTGTAATTGACCTGTTAAAGCGGAAAGCCTCGTATATCCCGGTTTGGTTCCAGTATTGGACCGGCCAGTTTTTATGAGGAACAATCTCTTCCGTTAATTGGTTTCGACTACGCCACACTTGCTGTGAGTGCTGAGTTTTGTACCCGAGCAGATCCGATATTGAAGCAATGTACGGACCGATTGGATAAAACCAATCCACCACAAAGGAGAAAGGAACTACCTCCCAGGCAATACTTAGAGGGTTGACGAGACCAAAGTCGGACATTGTTGCTAGTCCATCGTTGATTCTGATCACCGAGGCTTGTAACTTCACCCCGTAGGTCACCGTCATTTTTCGAAGCAGGGGACTAATGTCACCATACATCACAGTTTCAGAATAATTCACCTTCTTCTGTTGCTTTGCAACCACAACGGAAGGTTTCGGTGGTTTTTCAAAATACTGTAGCAGGAGATACACGTCCTTCATTAAGGGTTCAACCCCAAAATGAAAAGCTAGCCAAGCCCTGGGCATAAACTTAAGTGGAATTTCGGATATGGCCTTATAGCCACCCTTCCGATACACCACTGTGCCTTCGCGCTTAACCAACTCCCCAAAAGTCCGCAACGGGGCCCTCAAGGCCTGCAGTGCGGTTCCCAGCATTTGCATCGTTACCCTGTATTCGGCTAGATCAACTCCTATTGCAGGAGCCTCCTTAGCTTGTAGGAACTTTGCATACACGTGATTGTGT